CTTCAAGAGTGGGGCAATAGAGGTATTCACTATTGGGAAATAGGAGAACTTGATCTTGATTTAATTGAAGGTCAAGCAGAATATAAATTTTTTAGATCAAGTGGAGATGGTACAAGTGCTACTTCAAATCCAAACGGTATTTATGGAATATCAGATGTCCTTGAAGCACAATTAAGATCAGATAGAACTCAAACAGATCAATCAGATAGTCCAATGACAAAAGTTGATAGATCAACTTATGCTGCATTTTCTAATAAATTATCAAAAGGAGCACCTAATCAATATTGGGTTCAAAGATTTATAGATCATGTTAGTATTAGTGTTTATCCTACACCAGATTCAACTAATGCATCTAAAGATATGCATTTTTATTATATAAAAAGAATTCAGGATGCAGGAGAATATACAAATGCAACTGATATGCCGTTTAGGTTTGTTCCATGTATGGTTTCAGGTTTAGCTTATTATCTTTCTATGAAATACGCACCACAATTAATGCAAAGTATGAAACTTGTTTATGAAGATGAATTACAAAGAGCCTTAAAAGAAGATGGTTCTTCTTCAAGCACTTATATAACACCTAAAGTTTATTACCCAGGAACATAATGGCAAATTACGCATCAGGAAAACATTCAAAAGCTATTTCAGATAGATCAGGAATGGAATTTCCTCACAAAGAAATGGTTAGAGAATGGAATGGTGCTCTAGTTCATTTTTCAGAATTTGAACCAAAACAACCACAACTTGAACCAAAACCACACGGTGCTGATGCTATTGCAATAAGAAATGTTAGAATAGATAGAACAGAACCTATAACAACAGTAATGATTCCTGAAAATGGTTTTAAAACTTATCAAGCAGGATCAGGTGTTTTAAATGTAAATGTTCCAGGACATGGTTTAACAAACGGTACAACCTATTTATTTAGAGGAGCACCAACTGTATCGCCTGGTACAGGAACATCTACCAATCCTGTTTTTGCTTATGCAGCAATTCAAAATTTTGATGGAATAACTGGAGCTCAAATAACTCAAGGATCTGGATATGCTATTACAACCGGTTTATTTAAAAATGGAATAAGAATTACAACTGATTTCGCATTGAGTAATTTCTTCTTCTTTACAGTTAATACAGATACTGCTACAACAGGAAATGTAAAAGGAGGAGGTTATGGGTGTTCTGTAGGACCTATAACGATATCACCATGATTAAAAAAATTTTTAAATTTATTAAAAACTTATTTAAACCTGAACTTCAAGAAATAATAAAAGAAGATCGTAAAATAGAAAAAATACGTAGAAAATATAAGGAGAGTTCTGAATAATGACTTATGCAGAATTAGTACAAAAAATCAGTGATTATACTGAAGTAGATAGTAATGTATTAACTACTACTATTGTAAACGGTTTTATTGAAGATGCTGAGTTTAGAATTTTTAGAGATGTAGATTCTGATAGCAATAGAAGATATGCTACGGCTAATTTAGTTACAAATGATAGGTTTATTTCTACTCCAAGTGATGCTTTAGTAATTAGATCTGTTCAAATAGTGAACGGTGGTTCAGGATCCACGAGAAATTTTTTAGAATTTAGAGATACAAGTTTTATGTCTGAATTTAATTCTACAGGAGTTACTGGAGAACCTAAATATTACAGTATGTGGGAGGATGATAAAATGGTTTTAGCACCTACTCCTAACTCAACATATCAAGTTCAAGTCAATTATATCTTGAAAGACCCAGGTTTATCTAGTACAAATACACAAACATACTTGAGTAAGTATTTTCCCAACGGACTTTTGTATGCATGTTTAGTCGAAGCTTTTAGTTTTTTAAAAGGCCCTGCAGATCTTTTACAATTATATGAAGGACGATATAAACAAGCAATGCAAGGGTTTGCTACAGAACAAATGGGAAGAAGAAGACGTGATGAATACCAGTCAGGTGTTCCTCGTGTCGGAGGAAAATAAGAGATAAATTATGGCTATAACACAAGCAATTGCAAATGCATTTAAAAAACAATTATTAGAAGGTGACCACAATTTTAAACAATCAGGTGGTGATAAATTTAAGCTAGCTCTTTATACTTCTTCAGCAACTCTAAACTCAACTACAACTGCTTATGCAAATACTAATGAAGTTGGTAACACAGGAACTTATGCAGCTGGTGGTGGAGCTTTAGTTAACAGCGGTACTTCTATTGGTTCAGGAACTGGTAAAGGTGTTGCTATTGTTGATTTTGCAGATTTGTCGTTTACTTCGGCAACAATTACAGCAAGAGGTGCATTAATCTATAATACATCTTCAGCTACAACCAATGCAGCTGTTGCAGTATTAGATTTTGGAGCAGATAAAACTAGTACGTCAGGGACTTTCACAGTTGTATTTCCAGCATTTACAACTTCAGCAGCTATATTGAGAATCTCTGGTTAGGAGTATTAAATGGCGTTAGTAATACATGACAGAGTAAGAGAAACCTCTACTACAACAGGTACAGGTAATTTTACATTAGCAGGAGCCGTTCAAGGTTTTGAAACATTTTCTAGTGCAATAGGAAATGGCAATACAACTTATTATGCAATCGTTAACCAAGCAAATTCAGAATTTGAAGTTGGTCTTGGAACGGTATCAGCAGGTGTTTTAGCAAGAACAACACCTATTACTTCATCAAACTCAAACAATGCTGTAAACTTTTCAGCAGGTACAAAAGATGTATTCTGTACTCTACCTGCAACAAAGGCAGTTGTAGAAGATGCAAACAGTGATGTTACTCTTCCAGCAGATTTAAATGTTGCTGTAAATTTAGATGTTGATGGTCTTACTACAACAGACGGAATAACTAATGCTGGTAATTTTTCTACAGATGGCGGCTCAATAAAATTAGATGGAGATTATCCAACAGGTACAGGTAATCTTGCTTTAGGTAATGCTGCTTTAGATAGTGGAAGTTTAAGCGGAAATTTTAATACAGCAATTGGTAGTGCATCTTTAACAGATAATACTTCTGGTGCTTCTAATGTAGGTGTGGGATATGGTTCTTTAGCGAATAACACAACAGGTGGTTCTAATATTGCTGTGGGTGTTAATTCTCTTGAAGCAAATCAAACAGGTTCAAACAATGTTGCAATAGGTACACAGGCTCTTGATGCAAATACAGCATCAAACAATACCGCAGTTGGTCATAGTGCTTTATTAGTTAATAGCACAGGAAATCAAAATACTGCATTAGGTTCTTGTGCTTTAAATGCTAACACTACAGCATCAGATAATGTAGGAGTTGGCTACCAAGCATTAGACACTAATACGACAGGAAATTGTAATACATCTGTAGGTCATAGTTCTTTATTTTCTAACACAACAGGTTCATGTAATACAGGACTAGGTAAAAATGCTTTAATATCTAACACAGAGGGTGCTGGTAATACAGCAATTGGTGTAAATTCTTTACTTTCTAATACAACAGCTTCAGAAAATACAGCAGTTGGTCTATTTTCTTTGTGTGCTAATACTACAGGAGCAGAAAATACAGCAGTTGGTAGAGGAAGTTTAAGAACAAATGCTGATGGAGATAAAAATACAGCATTAGGAAATAATGCACTTAATTCAAATACATCAGCAGATCATAATACAGCTGTTGGTTATAATTCTTTAGTTGCTAACACAACAGGTGCCTCTAATACAGCTGTAGGTCTTTGTTCATTAAATGCTAATACAACAGGTTATCAAAACACTGCTGTTGGTGTACATGCTTTACTTGCTAATACAACAGCAATTAATAATTCTGCATTAGGTGCTTGTGCATTATGTACAGCTACAAGTGCTACTAATAACGTATCTATTGGTAGTCAGACCATGAGAGCAACAACAACAGGTTCATGTAACACTGCTGTTGGTTATGCGGCTTTAGTTTCAAATACAGAGGGTCATAGTAATGTAGCAGTAGGTTGTGGAGCATTAGATGCTAACACAACACAAGATAATCATACAGCTATTGGATTTAAGGCTTTAACTTCCAATACCACAGGCTATTCAAACACATCTGTTGGTAGTAATTCTTCTTGTTGCAATACAGAAGGTTATGAAAACACTGCTTTAGGTTTTAAATCACTCGCTTGTAACACCACAGGAGATAAAAACACAGCATTAGGAACTTGTGCTTTGTGTAGAAATGTTTCAGGAAGTCACAACACCGCTGTTGGTATCTGTGCTTTAGATGCTAGCGAATCTGCAAGTTCAAATACAGCAGTTGGTTCTTTTTCAATGGCTGATAATACAACAGGTGGAGATAACGTAGCTGTTGGTAGTAACACACTTCGTGGTAACACAACAGGAGCTTGCAATACTGCCATGGGTAGATATGCACTTAATTGCAGTACGACAGGTATTAATAACACAGGAATAGGACATAATGCTCTTTGTGCTAACACAACAGGTGACGGTAACACAGCTGTTGGGCTACGTTCAGGTTGCACAAATCAAACTTCTGATTCTAATACCTCTATAGGTCAAGATTCACTAAGATGTAATACAGCTGGTTGTAATACCGCTATTGGTAGAAATGTAATGGAAAACAACACGACAGGTTCAACTAATGTTGGAGTTGGAACAAACGCACTTATAGCCAATACTACAGGTAGTGCTAGTGTTGCAGTCGGTTGTGATGCCATGTGTAAAAATACTACAGGAGGAACAAATGTTGCAATCGGTAGAAGTGCATTATGTAGTAACGTAACAGGTTCTGCAAACTCAGCTGTTGGTTATCAGGCTCTTAGAAAAAACACAGCTTCACATAATACAGCAGTAGGAGATAGTGCTTTAGGTCTTAACACATCAGGAGAGTTTAATGTAGGTATAGGTAGTGGCAATTTAGATGCTAATACTACAGGAGATAATAATACTTCTGTAGGTGCTTTTAGTTTAACACTCAATACTACAGGACACTGTAATACTGCTGTTGGACAAGAAGCGTTAGGTGACAATACCACAGCATCAAACAACACTGCAATTGGATTTAATTCAATGTGTGGTACCACGACAGGGTGTAAAAATACATCAGTTGGTTCTTTATCAATGTGTTTAAATACAGAGGGTTGTCAAAACACAGCTATAGGATTTCAATCTTTAAAATCAAATACTACAGGAGATAGTAACACTGGACTTGGACAAAATGCTTTACATGCTAATAGTACAGCAAACAACAACACAGCTGTTGGTAAAAGTGCTTTACTTTCTAATACTACAGCTTCTGATAGTACAGCTATGGGTTTTTGTGCTTTAGCAACTAGTACAGGTTGCAGAAATACAGCAATTGGCTCTTGTTCTTTAAAAACTAACACAACAGGTACTCATAATGTTGCTTCTGGTTTTACATCTATGTTTGCTAATACAGAGGGAATAAAAAACACTGCTTATGGATATAGTGCTTTAGGTGCTAATCAAA